CCTCGCCAACCACGCCTCGGAGATAGCGGCGCTGGTGGAGGCGCTGGAAGCGGTTATTGCAGACTTGGATATGCGGGCAAAGATTCAAGACCCTGACGAACCTGTGTTGGATATTAGCAACGGCGTTCTGGAACGTGCCCGCGCAGCCTTGGCCGCGCTCGAAGAAAGGAAGGGATGATGAGCGACCACGCCAAGCGCCAAGCTGATTTGAACATCGCTTTTGCGAGAGAGGACTGGAACATGACCACACAGAAAGAAGCGCTGACGGATGAAGTTATCGAAACCCTGCGTCCCGGTGAACACAACTACGGAAATTGCTTGTCGATTACAGATGAGTATCTTGAGCGACTCTGCGACGCCGCCAAGGAACGCAACGCACTCGCCGCCCGCCCTGCGATACCGAGCGCGGAGAGGGTGCGGGAGGCAGATGTTATCGAACTGGCGCGTGAATTAGTAACTGCATTGGATGGTGCGTTTATATCGTCGTGGCAATCGACCGCTGGCTGGAAAAAGCAGCTTGACGCACTACGCGAAGCCATCGGAGGCGGGACATGAGCGCGACGCCGGAAGAACCTCGCTGGATAAGAGAGTGGCGGCACAGTGCGCCAAAACATGTAGTTGAATACATCGACAAACTCCGCGCTGCGCTGGTGGCGGCAGAGGAACGGGTGAAGGAGTTGAAAGCACACGCGATTAAGTATATCGACCCGATAATGGGCAGCGATAGCATGGTCAAGGATGCGGAGGATTGGATTGAAAACCGCATGGCGCGTCACGGCGAGGGGCATCATGCGCTGGTCGGAATCTATCCATGCGATATGGGGATGCTGACAAACGCACTCAAGTCATTGCGAATCCGGTTATATAAATCAGAGCAACGCGCCGAAGCCGCCGAGCGCCAGCGTGACGAAGCGCGGGCGGAGATTGAGCGGTTGAAAGCAGCCGCCCCTGCCACTGTGCCGGTTGAGCCGGTGGCGTGGATTCATTGTTCTCCTGAATTGTTAGCATCAGGGATAGATTGCGGAACGACTCCACGCAGACCGTGCGAGTGTGCAATAAAGGGTTCTCACGACCATCTAATAAGAATCGCCCACCCCGCCGACACCTTCCGTCGAGCGATTGAGCGGGCGGCGTGGATGCCGATTGAGACTGCGCCGAAGGATGGGCGGACTATGCTGCTCGGTCATTTCAACGACTGCGGCAAGTGGCGCACCTTGCGCGGGCAGTGGTTTTCTAAAGAACAGATAGCGGAAGAATGGGAGAACGACGAAAACGAAGAAGGCTGGTATGAAACCAGTGTCGAAAATGACGACATACCGAATTGCTGGCCGACAGACCCCTCCCACTGGCAACCGCTCCCCGCTCCACCAGCCGCGCCCTGACCGAGGACTGACCGCCCTCCCCGCGAGTTATTTAATTGGACGATTAACAGGAGCAGAACAAGGTGAAGAAAATGAGAATCGAGCGCGAAGTAAATAACGGCTGGTCGCGCTGGGTTCAGCCCGTCATGCGGAATTACCTGATGGCCTGCTGTGACTGCGGGCTGGTGCATCGGGTTTCTTTTCGCATCATCAAGATTACCAAGAAGTTAGCGGGCGGCGTTATTCGCGGGGTCAGGGTTGGCGGTCATCAGGTGCAATTCAAGGCACAGCGTGCATCGAACTATACGAAGCGGCAGCGCAAGGGAATACCCAAATGAGCGAACGCGGATACATGAAGATGAATCTTCCAAGCGGTGGAATTATTGAGTTTGCATTTCCCAATGTTGCTACTCGCGACGACATTTGGTTTGCAAGAGAGGTTGTCAAGTTACAGATTGATACTTGGGAACGCCGCAATATCGAGCGGGAGCAACGTATCGTGGACGAATGGTGTTCGGCAATAACACGATTGCATTATGGCGGCGGCTATCCGTAGTAGTCGCAACGGATAGCCGCCCTCACCTAACGCACAAATAAACAGGAGAAGAAATAATGGTCAAAAAATCTGCTTTAATTCACACGAATCAGCTTCAGGTTAGGTATCTGTCTGAACGCATCAAATCCAAGGAGCGCGACGCGAGGAATGAAATTTATAATCGTGAAAAAAATCGAAAGGAACCTCCAGTCATTCGTCAGGCAAGAGCGATGGTGAAAAAGTGGGACGCATCCGAATACACATTTAAAAGGTCTGTTCAAGATCGCGCATTACAGAAACTTAATTCTGCCGTTTTGCGAGCTAGAGAGAAGCTTCTATTTTCGACACCATCAGAAGCATTGAAGGCGGTGCAAGAACTTGAGCAATTAGTCATAACAGTCTGAAGCCCGAACGTAGCCAAATCACTGTGACCAACAAATAAACAAACACCTATCCATGAGCCTGACACTTACGCCTGATGAAGTAGCCGACCTGAGGATTCTGGCGTGACGCTCGACATCGAACAGGCCGCTGCGTACCTGCGGCTTCACCCCCACACGGTGCAAGCGCGCGCGAAGGCGGGTATTATTCCGGCGTCGAAGCCGGGGAGGCGCTGGGTGTTCATCCAGGCCGAGCTTGAGGAGTATTTGCGGTCATGTCGATCTATAAGCGTGGTGAAACGTGGTGGATCTATCTCGTTCATCACGGACAGCGAATACGCCAGTCTGCTCAAACCGACGACAAGCAGGCGGCGCAGCGCCAACACGACGAGCTCAAAGCGAAACTCTGGAAACGTCGCCATGTTTCCAGCGCGACCTGGCGTGAGGCCGTAGCGGCATGGCTCAAGGCGGCGCCGCGTGATGATGCCGACAAATACCGGCTGAGTTCGCTTGATGTTGAGGACGACGCCCTGCTGCATGAAATGACCGCGGGCGACTTCCTGACCGCCCTTGCCGACAAGTCGCCGGCCACGCACAACCGATACGTCAATCTTATTTCAGCGATCCTGAACCTCGCCAAGCTGCGGGGCTGGCTTGATGCGGTTCCGGCGATCGAGCGCCGAAAACTCCCGCCCGCCACCTTTCGCTGGCTCACGCGCGCCGAATGGAAAAAGCTCGAGAAGGAGTTACCCGCCCACCTGCTGCCGCTTGCCCGGTTCGCCGTTTATACCGGACTGCGGCAATTCAACGTGACGCACCTGCGCTGGGAGTATGTGGATATGCGCCGGCGCACCGTCACGATCCCGCCCGGCGAGGCCAAGGCCGGCAAGGTCATCAGCGTGCCGCTGTCGGACGCGGCGATCGGCGTGCTCAGAAAACAGGCCGGCGAGCATGAAACGTGGGTTTTCCCTTACGAGGGTCATCCGCTCGGCCAGATCAAGGCCGCATGGGGCAAGGCATGTAAGCGCGCCGGGCTCACCTGCCGTTGGCACGATCTGCGGCACACGTGGGCATCATGGGCGGTCCAGGCCGGCGTTCCGCTGCCAGTTTTGCAACAATTAGGGGGCTGGGCGAGCTATACTATGGTTCTCCGTTACGCTCATTTATCTCCTGAGCACCTGCGCAAATGGGTGAATGTGGGCCACAAAAAGCGCCACAGGGCGGCTAAAAAGTAGGGTAAATCACTGTTTCCTAGACGGAAACGGGTCGTTAGCTCAGCGGTAGAGCACTGCCTTCACACGGATGAGACGGTATCAGGCGGTCTCGGTAAGCCTTACGCCACCTGCCGCGCGGTCCCGCATAACACCGTTTGACCACGCCACAATTTACGCCACACGAACCCGCTCAAACACCCCGAATTCCTGACGACGCGGGCCGCCAGTGAACGCAGCGCCCGGCTTGGCTACAAGGATACCTCCGAAATCGCCCTGAGGCGTTTTAAGCAGCCGCAGCGCTATCCGGCGGTTTCCGCTTCCAATGACTCGCCCCGCCCGCCCTACGCAGCCATCGCTCGCGCCCCAAGCCCGAGCAGGTAGCGCGAAATGTGATGCTCCCGAAATACGGTCAAGTCGCCCGGCTCGGCGCCGCCGTGAATCTGCGCCGGCTCGATCACGTGGCAAAAGATGCCCGGCGCGAACGGGACGAAGGTCACCGGGTCGCGCTCGTTGCGGTAGGACTCGGGATGCGTGCCCGACAGGCAAACGGTATCGCGCAACTCCTCGCCGCCGGGCCGCGGGCAGCCGAACACCGTGACCTGGTGGGCTGGCGCGCCCGCTTTGGCGAACAATCCGGCCAACAGCATCGCCCGCGCGGCACCTAAACTGTGCCCGATCAGCGCCACCTTGCCGGTGATGGCCTGCTGAATCTCGGCGTAGGCGTCGTCGATCCCGATGGCGAAACCGGCGTGTACCCAGCCTAGAATCGGGTGATGGGCGGGTATTGCGGCCGAATCCCGCGCCCAGTCAATCCCGACCTTGGATCCGCGGCAGATGAAGGCGTCGATGCCGTTGATCTGGCGGTGCGCGATTACGACGTCATCGCGGGTCCAGTAGTCATCCCACGCCGATTCGTCCGCGCCGTAGAGTTCGGCGCATAGGTTCGCGCAGGTTATGGCGTCGAGGATCATTGCGCTTTGATCGCCGCCGCAGCCGCGCCAAGCCCAGCAGCACCGGGCGCCAGCAGCACGTTGCCCTTGATGCCGGCCAGTCCGACCAGTTTGTTGAATAGCCCGACAACGGCGGCCGTTTCCTGCGCGGCCAGGCTCGCGCAATTCGCCTGAATGTCGGGCGGTATCAAGCTCCCCTGCGAATTCATCGCATCACTGATTTCCAGCAGTTTTTCCTTTTCGCTGACGATGCCCTTCGGGGCGGTTTCGTTCGAACTCGATGCCGTGACTGCGTTGAAATGGACAAGCAGCGTGTCGTAGCACGCCCCGCGATCGGCGGCGAGTTTGGCGAGGCTCGGGTCTTTGGCTGCGGCCGACGCGGCTTTGGCGCGGGCGCTGGCATCCTGCAGGTCGGCAACGACCTTGGCGAGCAAGCCGGTTTGCACAACCGGCGCTTCGGGGGCGGCTGTTGCGGCCGGCGCGGGTTTCGATACTTGCGCGCTCGCGCACGCGGCTAGCAACATGGTGGCAGCGACATACGCCGGAACGAGCTTTACGATGTTTTTCATGATGTCCCTTTCTGTTTGATGAACTTTGCAACGAGAGCCGCAACAGCACAGGCGGCGGTGAGTTTGTGCAGCACTGAACCGCCCACGTATTGCGAAAGCTCCGGCGCGTAGGCGGGCAACACTTCTGAGAGTCCGGCGAGCGCACCCGTCGCGGTGATCAGCCAGCTCGACCACTCGCGCCAGATCGTGCGCCAGTTGTTCGCCAGCCACTTTGCCCACCAGGGGGCGTCGTCGGGAAACGGCGTCAGCGGTTGCGTGGCGTCGGGGTCGAGTTTCGGTGAACCGTCTGCGGGCTCGCTCATGATTGCATCCCTTGTTTGAATTCCGCTTGTTCAGCCAGTCGGCGGCGCAGTAGTCCTGCGACCTCTTTGCCGCCGCATTTGTCCCAACGGGGGAACTGCGCTGCAGCCCCGTCAAAATCCCCCGCGTTCAGCAGCCGCCAGAGCGTTGACGATTCGAGTCTGTGCACGCCGAGGTTGAAACCGAAATCCACCAGCGCGTCGAATTCGCCCTGTGCGAGCTTGGCTAGAATGGCCGGATTCAGATCGCGGTTGATCGCGTCGGCGACGTACTGAATATCGCCGTAGAGCCATTCGTCGGCCTCGGCTTGCGTGCAGGTCTGCCCCTCGTACACGCCGAACGTATGGCCGTAGCCTATCGTCCACGTGCCGCCCTGATCTTGGTAAGCGATTAACTCGCAGCCCTCGAATTGCTGCGTCAGTTTTACGCCATCCTGCGAGTAGTTCATTTTCTCCCGCCCGACAAAGTATTTTTTGCAAGCGATGCGATAGCCGCTGCGAGAGAGGAGTGCCCGATCTCTTTTCTGATTTCCTCGATCTCGTTTCTCAGGCGCCGCAATTCATAGATGACGCCAACATACAATGCAGCGATGAGCGCGCAGATGATTCCGATGAATGTATTGCTTTCGGTCATCGACGCGCCTCGATCAGCCGGTCAAGTTTCTGATTGATGTTCGCGAGCGAAGTGTCGATGCGCGCCTGATAGCGCAGCGCTTCCTCGTCCTGTCGCCGGTCGGTGTTGCTCTGCACGGGCGACATGCGCTCAAGCCCGTCGATGCGCTTGTCAAGGTTATTCCACGCGGCCAACATCGCGCAGAAGGCGACGACGATGCTGACCAGATCGGCAATCGAGATTTCCTTGCTGATCTTCCAGCGTTCCGGTGCGCGGCGTTCGTCGCCGTCGTAGCCTTTGTCCATGCCGTTACCCCTTGAGTTGAACGGCAGAGGCCGTGATCGTGACAGCCGCCTGCGTCAAGTCCGCATCGGTGAGCCCGAGCTTCTTCGTGACGGCGGCTTTGAATACTTCGTCGGGGCTTGGCGCTTTCGCTTCACGGCCTGCAAGTTCCTGCGCCGTCCTAGCTTCGGCATCCGCGATTTCCTCCGGCGTCAAATCAATTACTGTCTGTTCGCCGGTTGACACGTTGACTTCAATTCTCTGCGGCATGATTGTCCTATTCGTAAAGGATGTTGATTTCACCGGCATCGAATGTGTTGGCGCCACCGATTGTGGTTATGCGAACCTTTGAAAGCGGGCCTGCGATTGCTTTGGTTCCCGTTCCAGTAGCCAAAAGCCCTACGTTTGAATCGTAGAGAGCGGAGAATGACGCCCACGTATTGTTTGTTGAATTCTCAAGCGTCAGAATAAATACCCCGCCGATGACGCTGGCCGCCGCCTCCGAAGTGTCGATACCGATAAAGCTGATCGTGGATTGAGTCGGGCCGGTGCCGGTGTGCTGCGCCGCTGAAAGGTAAGTAGTCGATTCAATCCCGCTACTCGGGCCGATCTGCACGCAGAGGCTGGATGTGCCATTGGTCGATACCCCGACGAAACTGATCGTCACCCGCTTGACGCCGGCAGGTATTCCGGTGAAATCAATTGAAGTGCCAGAGGTCGACGCAACCGGAGTGCCAAGCGTTGCGCCCTGGTTATGAACCGGATTGACGACAATATCCGTAACGCCAGTCGCCCACGTTCCAGCGGTCGCCTGCGTGCTATCGAAATAGCCGATGATCGTAAACGGAACGCTGGTGCGCGCCGTTGTCGAATACCACGTCTGCGCGGAATCAGCAGCGCCAGCCCCGCCTTCTGCCGTGGTCGTAATTACCGCCCCCTCGTCTGGAGCGAGGGACATGGATTGATTCCCGCTGTTATACCAAGCGAGTTCGGGAGTGCCTGCGTTGTCGATCGCAGCAATCCATATGCGCGATGCAATCGCATTTACCGTTCCGCCAGTTGATCCCGAACTGATGACGGTTGAAAGTGCGGCCGTTACCGCTCGCGTATTCGATGCCCCGCTCGTAAGCGTTGCAGACCTGAATCCGATGGCGACAGAATTTGATGCGGACGGATCATTACCATCAGCCCCCTTGAGAGCAATCGTTGCAGCACTCGCCCCCATCGTTACGGCGAGCCCGACATTCTGCAAAAGCCTCGGAACGGTCGTCGTGGTGCTGGTGCTTGCAATCGTCGGCTTGCCGCTCGCATAGGTGACAGTAATTCCAGTCCCCGCGCTGATAAGCTGCGGCTCTGATGGATTCGTTGCAGTCAACAGCGCAAGCTGAACCGCCGACAATCCGCTATCCAGAACTTGCGCCGTGTCCATCGTCATCGTGACGGTCGTCAGCGCACCGAATACGCTGGTCGAGATCGTCCCGTAAACCGTTCCAGCCGTGACCGTGAATTTCAGGCGCCGATTGGCATGGAACGCCGAGGTCTGATCCCCAGGCATCGTGAATTGAACGGTCGAGACATACGTCGGCGTCTGCCCCGAAGAGATCCACTGGTCAATCGTGACGCTCGTATCGTTGATGCCACGAAGGTTATCGACCGTCCATATCGGGGAGCTTGGCGGGTCGGTGTCGCCGGCCGGCGCGTAGACCACCTTGTACGACTGCCCCGCGGTAAACCATACCTGCGTGTTCGTCGGGAATCCGTTCGCGTCCAATACGATCGGATTCGTGTTCGCCACCCCTCCGGTCGAGTCGGTATAGGTGTTCTGCTTCGTGCTGGTCGAACCGGCCACGTAAAAGAACAACAAGCCGCCGACCGCGGGCAGGCCGCTACTCAGTTGAATCTGCTCTTTGACTCCGAGCGGGGAGGGATTGACTGCCATATCGTCCTTTCGCGCACCGTCTCGGTGGGCTATACTTTGGTTCTATGGATATGTTTACTGGCTATTTGCTTGTCAAGTTCGTTGTGATAGTGGTTCTCGCGTTCATCGGCGGCCTCATGGGCTGGATTGACGATTAGCCGAGCTGTAAAGCAACGCGCGCAACGCCTTGTTTGCTGGCAATGCGCTTGAATCGTTGGCCGCAGTCGCGCCCTGCTTCAACAATAATTTTTTAAGCGTTTCACTGTTCAGTGCGGAATTGGTCGCACGCCCTGCTGCCGCGCCAACTGCCAAGGCCGGCACGGTTCCGGTAGCCAGCGCAGCGGGGGCGGCAACCGAGCCGACCATCACCCGCTGCATCGCGCCGTGCGGGCTTTCTCGAGTCTTGACGAACTGCGACGCAATGTCGGCCAAGTCCTGAAGTTGCGGGTTGTTGATGTTTTTCATGTTCGCCAGGCGCGCGAGCGAGACGCCGCCATCCGCACCGTTCTGCGCGATGCTTTCGATGTCCATCATGTTGCCGTATTGCTGGCGAACGTTTTTGAAGGCGGCGGCCTTATCAGGCCCGAGCGAGCGATCCAGCGCGCCCATCAGCGATTTCTTCAGGTCGCGCGCGTAGTAGGCTTCCGGCGCGTTGCGGTTGCCGATGCGGTCGAGCGTTTTCTTGATGTTGTAGGCGGCCTGCCCGTCGATCTCTCCATTCGCGCCGACCTTGCTCATGATCTCGTCAACCTGCTTGCCGATGATGCGCGCGCCGTCCGCGCCGAGTTCTTTGTCAGCGGTCTGCAGATGCGAGACGAGATCATTCACTAATTCATCGTCAACCTTGACCCTGTTGCTTTTGAGCGTCACTTCGAACTTATCGCCAAGCGCGGTCTGTGCTTTACGCAAAGCGCCGGTTATATTGTCAGAGTCCTGCCCGAACGTGCGCGATACCGCACGGTCAAGCTGCGATTTCATCAGGTCTTCAGTGCCGGCCCGACCGCTCAACGGAACGTAATTCAACGATGCGGCAACCGCGTTCAGCGGCTTGCTGTTGACGATGCGATCGGCAGGAATATCAATACCGAGACCCTTGGCCTTCTGATACAGCGCCGAGACTTCCGGCGATACTTCGGGCGCTACGGCGTTGCGGATGACTCCGCCGACCGCGCCAGCAGCCTTGGCTACCGCAGGCAATGCGCCGCCGATAGCAGCGCCAGCAGGCGCGTTTGCGGGGTCTATGAGGCCAGCAGACGCGCCGCCGACCGCAGCGCCCGCACCGACGCGCGTTGCCATATCGGCAACCTTTCCGGCCACGGTGGCGGCCGGCGCGCTATTGAGCGTAAATCCGCCGCTCTCAAGGGCTGCAGCGAGCTTGGGCGCGTATTGCGCGATGGCGGGTATGACGGCGCCAGCCGCGCGCGCGCCCTTCGCCAGAACGCCGCCAGCGCCTGCTGTGCCAGCAACGTCCGCACCAAGTTCCCCGCCTTTGAACGCGAGCGATTCGGGGTCGGCGTTGTCTTTGAAAAATCCAGCGAGCGATGCCTTGCGCTCAACGTTCGTGCGCCCGGTCAATCCCGTGGCATCGAGAGGACGCATAAGCGTTGTGCCGATGTCGGACGCGCCCTTGAGTGCGCCCATAGCAATGTTCTTGTTGGCATTGAGATAGCGGTCAACAAGCCCATGCGATTCTGCCGGCGCAATGGTAAAACCGCCGGTTTTTGGCGGTTCGTCCGCTGGCGGCCCTATCGTGAATCCCATTACGGCACTCGCATCCAACGCTTGCCATCGGATTTGTATTTGATGCCATCGTCGCCGGTCGCCACCTGTCCGCTGTATTTCGCCGGGTCTGCTTGTGACAGTGAATTGACGCGCGTAGGCTGCGCCGCAGTTGCTGGCGCAGATTCGCCCCTCAACTTAGCCAGCGCATCCACCGATTTTGGCGTGATGCTCTGATAATCTCCCGGCTTGCCGTGCATCCCCTGAACATATTGGGCGTGGTTGGCTTCGAGCTTGGATTGAAGCATTTCCGCGCCCTTGGCCATAACCGCCTTGAACTGCGCCGGCGAATTTGCGTTGCCCAAATTCTGCTGCCATTCCTTGATAGAGCCTTCCGAACCGCCCGCCCCACGGTAAGCGCGCTCCAACTCTTGAGCAACGCCCTGTGCGTTCAGGTTGAATTCCTTGACGCGCGGATCGCCGGTCGCACTCAATACCGCATTCTTGAACGTGTTGACCCACGGGAAGGATGTATTGTTGAGTTTGTCCGCGGCATCCGACAATCCGGCCAAATGGCCGACCACGGTATTGAGCGCGTTATTGCTTGATGCGAGTTTGCCGCTCGCCGCGTCTTTTGCGGTCGATGCGCGCGACTGGTAAACGGTCTGATCGGTGCCGGGCTCGTACTGCATCGCCATTTGAATCAGCGCAGCACCCTGCGGGCTGCGGGAAGTCATCGGGCTGATCTGCAGCTTACCTTCGGCGATTGCCTTCACTTGGTTAGCGACACCGGGCGGCAGGGTTGCAAGATACTCGTCACCGGATAAGCCAGAGCCAGCAACGGCCGCTTGCGACGGATTCTTATTGATGCCTAGAACGCCCATCGGGTCAGCCTTCACGCGCTCAATATTCTGCGATTCAAGCGCGCGGGAGTTCGTCATGTTCTGGCCGCGAATTTGCGTTGCCTGTGACGCCACGCTGTCGGGAGATTGCTGAATGGGCGTGCTGGATAGCGTGGTCGGCGCACCGCCCAAGCCGGGAACCGCGACAAGGTTGCTCGCATTGCCCGTGTTCTGCACATGCACGTTCGGCTTGTTCAATTCGATGAACTTCGTCGCCCCGAGCGCGTTCTGCTGCTTCCATTGCTGAAAGGCCGCGGGATCTTGCGGGATGCGCGCCAGCGCCTGATCGAGCGTTCCGGCACGCGCAGCAATCGGGCCGAGCACCGGATTCTGATAGCCCGCAGTTACCCATTGCGCCGCCGCCTGCGGGTCGTTAACATTCGCCAACTCGTCACGATGCTGCGCGGTTTCCTTGACGACGAGCTCCTGCTGCTTGAGAGGAATTTCGGCCTTATTCTTGTCGATGTTCGTGCGCTTTTCTTCGGTTTCGAGCGCGAACTTATCCAGCGCCTGAACCGCTTTATGCTGCCCGCCCTTATAGAGCAACGCGCGCAGGGTCGCAGGGTCTCCACCAGATTGCTGATACGCCGATCGCACAGCGTTTTCGTCGTCAAGATTCTGCCGCGCAGATTGCATTTGCAAGCCCTGCAAATCCTGCTGCCCGATAAGACCCTTGAGCGCAAGCGACTTCCCGTATGACTCCATCGGGTCAGTCTGCTGAATCTGGATCGGCTTGACGCCGAGGATGATACCGGGATCGACAGGAGGCATGATTTATCCGTATTGCACGTTAGACGTGCTGTATTGGCCGGGATATTGATAGCCGGAGTATTGGCCGCTGTTTTGATTTTTCAGCAACGCCTGCAGCGTCTGATTCGAGTTGTAGTTGTTGACCGAATTACCGACGCCACTGAAAGCGTTACCCCAAGCGTTCGACCCGCCGACAATCGACGCCGCAGTTGAGTTGCCGATTCCGGTTTGCAAGCTGCTGACGTTGTTCGCCATGTTCGCGCCTGCGCTCGCAACCGTATTCGCCGCCACCTGACCGGCCCCGCTCACGCCCGCGAGTCGGTTGTACGTGTTCGTGTTGTTCGTGTTGTAGCGGTTATATGCGTCGTTGCCATACTGATTGGCGACGTTAACGCCCTGCGCCTGCAATGCCTTAAGAGTCGCTCCGCTGTCATACGAACCGCTCGCCAGTGCGCGCGAGTTGATAGAGTCCGCTGCATTCTTCTGCGCGAAGTCATAGCCCGACGAGTAGACCGGATCGGCCACCATGTCGGCCGTGGTAAAATTGCGCGTCAGCGAACCGTAATCCGCAGGGTTATCCAGCGCCGAACTTGAGTCTGAGTAAATCGCGCGACCATTGCCAGCGCCCGCGCCAATATCGCCGCCACTCTTCGGGCCTGGGCTATTGTTCAATTCCTGCTGCACCGAATACATATCCGGCTTTTGCAGCATGTAGGCCAGTTCCTGCGCGCCAGCATCACGCCCGATATAGCTGTTGTATAACTGCTGAATCGCGGCCGCGGTCGGCGCAGCATTGGAAGTTTTCGGGCCGATCCCGAGCAAATGCGCGAGCCTTTGGTTTGCCGCCGTTCCAGTATTCAAAAACGGCGCATTGTCGGAGCGCGTCTGATTGTATTGGCGACGTTGTTCGGCAATCGCGGCTTGCGATGCCGCAGTCTGAGCGTCAGCCGCATTGTTTGAAGCACTCGAACCCATTGCGCCGCCGATAAGCGACGCGCCAGCACTTATTATCGAACCCCACATATCAAGCCTCCATCGCCGCGCGCATTTCGGTCGCCAGCCGGCGCGTGACTTCGCGTCCGACCTTCAACCCCGAAAACTGCGGCTGCATTTCGATGTTTTTCAAAAGTTCATGCCGCTCGTAATCAAACGGCAACTGCGTCAGGTATTCGTAAATCGTCCGCGGACTGTCGAACAGGTTTCGCCAGTCAACGTGCATCCCCTGAATCCGGTCGAGATTCTTGAGCAGGAATTTTTCAACCGGCGGCAGACCAATGGCTGCAAGTGACGCATTTATTTCCGACTCGTCACGATGCAAAATGACCTTGCGAGCCGGATGCTTATCAACCCACTCCCAAAAATACGCCATGCCTGTGCAGGCAACGCCGAGCATCTTGCTGGTCGGGTAAGCGTCCAACTCCTGATAGTGCCGCTCGAAAAGCGGATCGTGCAGGCACAGCGTTGCATCGGTCGTCAACCAATTCCCCGCCCATGTAGTCCCACACCGAGGCGCACTGATGACCATGAACGAAATCATGCGGCGCTCCCATCGGCTTTAACCCATGACGATGTTTTGTAAAAGATCGGCAGTCCGAGCGTCGTATCAAAATAAAAACGCCCCGTCCAAAGCAACTTCGTCGGTCTGTTCGCAGTCGTCCCGCTCGATGTCAACGCGACGCAAATCGTATAGACGGCCATGAAGAAATTGCGCCACCCCCCATCAATGCCGGTCAGCGCAGGCACGGCGCCGCTCGCGTCCATTACATCAACGGCGTTCGTCGGCGGGCTGTTTATCAGTGCGGCCATCAGGAATCCGGATTGATGCAGGCCGAGACAAACGTCACCGGCACAGGGTCAGTGATGCGGAATTTGAAACTGAACTCACGGTCAGTCCCGCACTTTCTCCACTCAACGCGCGTGCGGTATTGCCCGACAGCCCCCATCGGCTTCAAAACCTCCGGCCCCCACGTCTTACCGTTATCTCGCGAGATCGACATACCGACTTGCGGGTTGCTGCCCTGTCCGAGCGTCAAGCCAACTCCGACCTCCATATCCAGCCGCACGCGATTTACGGCCAGATAGCTCAGATCAGGATTTGCAATGTTTTCGCTAATCAGTTCGCGCTCGATTGAGTCGCCGTTGTCCGTCAACGCGGACGGCTGCAGCTTGTAAATCTTGCCGGTCGAATAGTCAGCAACCAGCGTATTGCCAACCAACCCGAATGAAAACTCCGCGCGATGGCGCGTGAGTCCGTAACTCTTGAGCGGCGACCACATACCCGTAGATCCATCGAACAGCCACGAATAACCGGCTGACGGAAACGTGATTACATACATCGGATGCCCGCCGAGCATGTAGCTGTAGGCGGTCGCGTCCGACGTTGCGGAATATCCATTGATGATTGAGTCAATGTCGGGAGTCGATATTTTCTTCGGCAGATACCCGTTCATTTGGGCAATCATCACTTGCCCCATGCGATTCTTTATGAGGCAGGCAAACGTGTTGTCGTATTTCGCAATCGACCACATGGCGGCGAGCCCCCATTCGGTCGCGGTTCCCTGCAATGCGACAAACGGAAAATCAAGCGTTCCCGAGTTCCCGAAAAATTCAGTCGTCAGCGTTCCCGGCAGAACCAACTGCCCGCTACTCGACCACACGGCCACCAGCGGATCAGGGCTGGTTTCTGCATTGGCAAAATAGAGCGGGTCCCAATACAGTCCGTCGTAAACAACCGACCCGCTGCCGCAGACGTAAAATCGCCCCGACGAGCGCGTGCTGATGATGAATCTGCCGGTCAGAAAGGTAACGGTCGTCGGCGCGGTCGAGAACCCGGCCGCCGCTATTTTCAGGAACGTCGATACGGTATACGTCCCGACCGGCGACGCGACGCCGCCAGGGTCTGAATACATGTTGTATGTCAGGGTCGAGGCACCCGTTACCGTGACCGTAAACTGGCCGTTATAGGCAGCAGCACTCGCTCCCGATACCGTGATGAGGTTTCCGGTCACAAGCCCGTGCGGCGCCGCCGTGGTCATCGTGGCGACGGTTCCCGAGCGCGTGATGCTGGATATGGTCTGCGGCGTACCCGAAGATGCGACGGTCGAATAGATGTAGCCATAACTGCCGTCTACGATCATTACCTGCTGGCCGTTGTGCGCCATCGACACGCGGCCAGAGGTCGTTGAGAGTGTGCCGCGGCTGGTCTTGACGCCAGCGTTATTCACCTCCCACAGAACGCCACGATGCACCACGTAGGCCACATCGTTCGGCTCGAACTCGAGCCCACCGCGCGGCGCCGTGTCTCCGAAATCAACGAACAGGTTCAGCCCTGGCGTGCCATACCCGACGATGGACGACTTTTCACCATCAGGCCGGTTCTCGGCGTAGATGTTGGTCATTTTCTTCGCGGTCACATACGGCGACTTTGAGGAAAGACCGGGGCCGAAGATCGGGATGCGGCTCATGCTACCATCCGCCAAGAAACCGACCCAATGCGCTCCCGCCGCCGCCAGTTCCGCCGAGCGCGGGGTCATAGCTCATCAAAACCCGCTTTTTATTCGCGCGGCAGATGTCGGCAAACGTCGAATTCGCGGTCGCAACAACATCAGGGAATTTGCTGATGTCAACGCCGAACGAATCCCCGAGCATGACCGCCAGCTTGTATTTGAAAACCATCGCGTAACCGGGCGGGAAGCTGATCGACGCTCCAGCGCTCGTAATGGCGGTCAGCACGCGGTCGATTGAGAACGTGACCGGCGTCACCGCGGACGGCACCGGCCACAGCGTCACAATCCCGAGCGGGAATTCGTTGACGTAGAGATAGCGCAGCGGCCAGGTCATCGTCTGCGCTTTGTAGCCGATCAGGTTGTATTCGCCCTGCGTCATCGACGTGCAGGGATAGGTCACGCCGTTGACCGTCGAATAAGCCGGGTCGTTGATGCGCTCGGGGCGCGTGGTATTCCACGTCCCGCCCGTGCCTATCGTGTAGGTCGCGGTCCCGATGGCCGTGTTGAACGTCTGATTCGCCTGCCCGTAAACCGCCAGATTTCGAGTAGAGAAGAGTTCCAGCAGATCATTGAACGCACGGACGCCCTCGGCCACTTCGTCCGAGGTCAGAGTTTCGTCTGACCCTACGGCATTGGTGAGTCCGAGAGCATCTTCAATGATTTGCTGCGCGGTAGTGGGAGACGGCACGATGCCTCACGCTAAAAACGCCCGGAGTCCGTCCGGGCGCGGGTTATTAGCGAGTCGGGATACGTGCGTAAATCAGCGATGAAGTGTGACCCGATGCCGCAGCGGCGGCGCCCAAAGCGCACAGATGCGCGAATCCGCCCTCGGGGATAACGAATTGTCCCTTCAGGTCGCCCGTTTGCTGATCTTCGCCAACGGTGTTGATCGCCGCCGTGTTGTGATGCAGCGTATGAACGAGAATCGGCGCGGTCAGCACGGTCGCAATGCTGGCCGTAACGGTCGTTGCGTCGGCTGTGCGCGTTACGCCGCTGGCGATGGTGTTGCCCGCCGAGGTCGCCGCGGTCATCGTGGTCGGGGTCGTGGTCTGGAAGCCCAACGCAAGGCCGATGCCGGTACACGTCGCGGAAGTCGCAACGATCTGCGAAGTCCAGTCCAGCAGGAACAGCAGGCAGCCTGAACCCGGCGGGTTCCAGATGAAATTGCCGATGGTCGCGGTCGCCGGCAGCGAGGTCGCCACGGTCGAAACCTGCACCGAGTAAAGCATACCGGCGCGGGCTAGTGCTGCGCGCGGCGGGAGCAGCTCGCTGACGAACATGCCGCCGAGCGTGTCTGCGATGATGTTTTGAATACCGTTGCCGAGCAATGCCGGAGCGGTCGTTACGTTTCCTTGGATCAGGGGCATGATTTTTCCTTTTACGGGAGAGGCAAGACTTCGTTGACCACATCGAGACGGAGCGATTCAAGCGTGACGGTCGTATTCCCTCGTGCGAGTTCCAGTGCAAGCAAATTCGCAACGCGCAGTTCGATCAGGATGTTCGCTATGAACGTATTTGCGGATACGTTCTGCGTTACCGTGACCACCGCGCCATTCAGCGGGTTTAAGACCGTCATCGCCATGTCATCGCTCCGTTTGCAGTCGCCGGGTTATTACGTCGTGAACAGTTGGCAGATCGGCGCGACCGCGGTCGTGAAGGTCGTCGGGACGGTGATCGTCGCCGGAACCGTGCCGAACGTGCCTGCAACGCTGCCGCACATCACGTTCGACCCGTTGGCCGACAGGACGTGGCGGATGGTGTCCGCGCCGGTCGAGTTCACCTGGAAGCCTAGGAAGTAACGACCCGGCAGCAGGAAGATCGGATTGGTGAACGAGATGTTCAGCATGGTCGATGCTCCCGCGGTAATAACGCCGGCCACCGCCGAGTTCGCCAGCAACGCGCCGTTTGTTCCCCACAGCGCGCACATGACGTTCGTGCTGCCGACGGTGCTGCCTTGCAGGACGCCGCCGCCCTTCCAGAGATTCGCATACGGGACGTAAATCTCGGAGAAGTTGAACGTGCCCGCCGTCTGCGCAACGCCGTTCGTCTCGTAGCTCGTCAGAGCAAGCGAACCGAGCGCGATGTTGGTTGCAATCGCCGGCCCTTGCAGCGAAGCGGGAGTGCCTCCGATGCCAGAGTTCTGAATGTCGGCCAGATTGCCGCCCTGCAACGAGTAAACGTCAGGGGTCGGCGTGATTGCTGCGGTGCTGGTAACGCCGGCCGCGACCGCCAAGCCTTGCGCGATCAGCGCCTGCTCCGTGGCATCGGGGAAGATTACCGGAATGGTGGCGCTTGCCGTGAACCCGCCGTAGTTCTTGAGAAGATAAACGCTCATTGTAATTTCCTTTAAACAGTGCTAAATTGCAATTTTGAAAAGGGGCCAAAATGCTGACTGCCGAACGCTTGAGAGAACTTCTGAAATACGACAGAAATACTGGCGTTTTTCATAGGAGAATCGACAGCGGTAAGCGATGGAAGGCTGGCGAGGTTGCGGGCAGCATTCACAAGCACAATGGCTACGGGATAAACAGAGTCGATGGAAAGGATTATTTTTCCCATCGGCTTGCATGGCTTTACGTAACCGGCGAATGGCCGAGCAGAGATATTGACCATATTGACGGCAATAAAACCAATAATCGTTTTGCCAATCTTCGCGAAGTTTCCGAAATGGTTAACGCACAGAATCAGAAGCGCGCCCATAGTGGAACGCACTCCGGTATTCTCGGCGTTTATCCTGTCGGAAACCGATGGAAAGCGATGATCTGCATCGAAAAGAAACCCATATATCTCGGTTCCTTTGCGACGCCCGAAGAGGCAAGCGCAGCCTATCTTGCGGCTAAACGCTTGCATCATCGAGGCTGCACGATCTAGAGTCATTTTCAAACTCATACCGTGTAATACTTGACCGCGAGTTCGGGGTACGTCGCAGCCCACCCGAACAGAACGTCAATCCGCATCAGGCCGTTGTCGTTGATGCCGTCGTAGAAGTCCGTAACCTTCACGGTGAATCCGCTCTCGGAACGCTGCGAAACTTTCGCGCCCATGCCGGCCTCGGGCTTCCACATCGGAACCATCGCCAGGGTGAAAGCGTCTTTGTGAACCATCACGTTCGTGCCGTAACTGGTCGAAGCCGAGCCGAGAATCACAAACGCATTGGCGGTCGTCGGGCTGGCGGTCACGTTCTGATACGCGCCGGAGGTCACGATTGCCGGAGAGATCGGAAGCGAGGTCGCGCCAACCGGAACGTCAGCCGTGATGACGAAGTTCATCAGGTTGCCAGTGTCCGTGCGGTTCTGCGGGTTGACCGCGTTGCAGCCGACGAAGGTGATGACCGTGCCGCGGGTGATCGTGCCCGTGCCGGTCGCGTTTACCGTGATGGTGGAGCCGATTTGGTTCGATCCGTTCACGTTGGATGCCGTGCCGGAACCGTTTACATGCCGGTCAACGTTCTGATCCATCGCATAGGCACAACCGAGCGAATCGACCATCATGCCGGTGTCGAATTGCTTGCTGATCTTGCCGGGGTTGTTGAACAGACCCGCAAAGCCCTGGATCATCGAAGCGTTCAGCGACGGATTGCTGATAAGCGTGCGGCGCTTGTCGCGCGGCGCGCCCATTTCGTCCAGACGCTGATTCATGGCCGTAACAGCCAGCAGCGCGTTCGCCTGCGAGGTCGGCAATGCGCCGGCGCCGTTCAGGGTGTTGAACGCTGCATAGTGGGCCAAGGCCGAGCCCTGACGGTCGATTTCGTTGACCACCGCAGCAACTGCGGCTTCGATCTTGTCGCCAATCGAGGAGCTCGTAAAGCTGATCGTGCGTTCCTGACTGGTGAAGCTCAGATCGCAGCCGCCCTGCGAGAGGGTCAACGGAACGGTCGATTCGACCGAGCCCTGCGGGACCGCAACACGGCCAGCGCGGTAGGTGTAGCGCGACGGCTTTTTGATGTTGATGGTCTGACCGGGCGCATAGCCGCGGGTCATGTTGCCGCCGTACTCATCTTCCCAGTCGCGGTTGCAAGCGTTCGCAAACGCCAACTGGTTCTTCAGGATTGCGAGCGTCTCGCGCGCAACGATGCTGCTTGTGACTGGGGTATTTGCCATTTTTCAAACTCCTTTTTAAGCAGGACAACCGCGCCTCTCGGCGGGGTTTTGGCGGCGCTTCTCAGCGCGGCCGCGTTTTGTTCAGTTCGCCCATCGTGCGCCCTGTGACTTGCGCCATTCGCGGTATTCGCGGTCGTTCATGTTTTCAGAGTAACCGTTACTCGCGCTCTTGCCGCCTGTCATGGGCCGGATCGGGGCCGGTGCTTTAGAAATCTTGTTCGGTGCTGCTTCCGTCTTTTCTGCCGCCGGTTTGTCCAGCTTGCCCTCGATCTTTCCGAGTTCAGCGATTTGACGCAACGGCGATAGTGCTGCTATGCGGTCGTGTTCGTCAGGGTTGCGGGCCAGGTGATCGAGCAACGCGGGGCCGGCGTCGAGAATCAACCGTCTTGCGCCGTCGCTGAGTTGACCTAAGTCCTCTTCGACATACGGCGTGACCATCGCTTCGTAATCCGGTGTTGCGCTGATGAACGCTTTTTCACGTTCAACCCAAGATTTCGCCATCTCGTCTTGAGCGGCGGCCTGCTTGGTCTGCGTTTCTTTGCCCTGGCGTGCTTCGCTATCGGCTTTGAGGGTTGCCGCGGCTACCTGCTTCGCCTTGTATTCGGTCTTGGCGTCGAGATATGCCTCGTAATCCTCGAACTGATCGCGTTGCGGCTCGCCGTCCTGCTGTGCTGCCGGCTTCGCATCCCGTGCCGCCAGTTGTTCACGAAGTAACCGTGCCTCGGTTTCTGCCGCCACGCGCAAATCACGTTCGCGCGTCAGCTTGCGTTGCCGTCTCGATTCCTTCTTGACTTCCTGCTGCTCGGGAGTTTCTTCTTTCGCGGTTTCATCGGTCGCGCCGGTTTCCGTTTTCTTGTCGTCCGCAGCGGTCGCGGGAGGGGCGGGATCGACATCAATCAGCGGTTGCGCCGAGGTATCGACTGCCTCTGTAATACCAACTTCTTCGGTCATGTGCAAATCCTCATGGTTATAAATGTAACTACGCTTGCGGCCTTACCAGTTCAGCCCCATCAGCAGGCGGCTTTTTCTGCATGGCAGAACTCACCGCCCGACGTTCAGCGGATCTCGCAGCGATCTCGGCCACCATGATTCGAGTGTTCGATTCCAGCGTTGCCTTCCACGCCTCAAATGCGCTCGTATCGCCGTTCGCTGCGATCGCTTCAGCAGCCTTGGCGTCAACCTGCAGCTGCGCGTGCGCCAGTAGCAGTTCCGCCTCCTTGGCGTCCGCCTCGGATTGAGCCTTCGCCCGCTCGGTTTCCGCTCTCATGCGCGCGGTCTTGGCGTTTTCCTCTTCGACCTGCACGCGATGGAAGTCGAGTTGACCATTGACCTCGGCGGTCTTGGCGGCGGTCTGAATCTTCGCCTGCTCGTTCTGTTGCCGCATGGCCTCCGCAGATTTCCCATCCGCGTCCGCTTTCTGCAGCGCCTCGGTCGCCTGTTGCAACTGCGCCTCAAGCTGCGCTAGCACTTGCGGAACCTGCGCGACAGGTAACGGACCCTTCGGCGTCTGGATAACCTCGCCATCCTCCTCGTCCGTTTTCTGGACTTCGGGCGGGAGCAGTTTTTCAAGCATTTCCGCAGCCTCTTCCGCCCCCGGCACGTCTTGATACTTGACCGCCAGATACGTGATGACAGCCGCCATCTTCGGATCGCGCGCCGCCTGTATCGCCTTCGTGAAGAATTGCGCCGACTCCTCGCGCATGGTCGTATAGTTCGGCCCGCTCTCGACCGTCGCCGTGTACTCGCCGCCGCTCATGTCGTTCAGGACTTCGCGCACAGCCCCATCCGTAGACTTCTCCCCCTCGGCGTTCGGCTTGTTGATTTCCGCGTGCTCAACCGAGTTATCGGGATTCATGATCGCAACCATGCGCTGCGCGTCGTAATAATGCGGGATCATGTAGTCGATGCAGCGACCGCAATGCCGCAGCGACCGGAGCAGATTGTCGGTAAAGTGAAAGTTCGTAACCTCGCCCTGATGCTGCTGTTCGCGCTCCTGAATTCCGCTGGTCGCATTGCCCTTGTTGCCCAAAGACGAATCGAACAGCCCGGTAGTCGCCTTCACGTTATCCCGAGCGTGCATCGCCATCGCCAGCGTTCCATTCGGGACATCGGCCATCGGCTGACGTTGCGGCGGGGGTGCCAGAGTTCCGTCAATCGTCACCGGCTTGTAATACATCGCCGGCCATGCGCGCTGATTGGCCTGCGCATACATATCCTCGTACCCCTCGTCCTGACCCTCGGCCATCATGTAAGGGGATTTCGAGCGCAGGCTGACTTCCTCCGTCGCGCTGGTAATCATCACGTTATACATCTGCGCCGGCCCCTTGGCGTTACGGATGATGCCCGAGCGAATGACCTTGCCCTCGATGTCAACCTCGTCACCGTAGACAGGAAATACCGGGATCCATTTGCACTTTATTTCCTGACGTTCAAGCACGTCGATGCCCGTGATCTTGAACCACTCGACCTTGCATTTTGTTCCCGCGCGCCGGTTGATAACCGTCAAGTTGACCGGCAGCTTTGCCTCGTCACCGTTCGGGATCAACTCGTCCGCATACCCGCTCGTGCCATCCGACAACTGGACAACCTCGGCATCGGTCTTTTTGATGCGGTAATACTCGCACACGACAACCGTCGAGTCGGTCAGCCATCCGCTGATGTTGTCGTAACCCTCACCCATCGCGCTCGTCGTCGCCTTGGCTTTAGGATATTGGCGCTTGAATTCAGCCCGCGCCATTGCCATTTCGATGAAGCAGAATTGCTGATCGCTGCCATCTGGCTCGGTAGATAGCGGATCCATCCGAACCGACAAAGCGTTGCGGATGCTGCGATACATGATTTTCTGATTGAAGCTGGTATCGCTCTCGTAATCCGTCACCAGCCGCCAGTAGCCAAAGCCTACCGCTGCAGCGCTGTTCACCGCGCGATCGGTAGCAACGTCAGCGTTCGAGTCGTATTCGATGTGCCGGATCATCCCCTGCCGCACTTTCGCGGTATCGATGTCGGCCCCGTCGTTGACCGGATGCACCTTGATCGACGGCGTGTTCTGCCGCTGGTCGTTCGTGACCTGGTGCAGATATGTCGGCAGCGTGTTGACCGTTATCATCGGTCTGCCGTCAGCCTTGCGCGCCTCGACGGCTTTCTCGTCCCATTGCGCCGTGCCGCCGGTCAGGAACATCAGGTCGGCAAGGGCTGCAGTTCGATTGTCGGTATCGGCGTCAACGCATTGACGGTAACGCTTGCGCGCCTCTTCGAGTATTTCGTCGTCCGCTTCCGATTGCGGCTCGGCGGATTCCTCGGTGGGATCTTCGCTGTCTACTTCTTCGTCAATGACTGAGTTCAATGGCTGCTCACTAGTTTAGGTTTCTGCGGTAGGCGCGACATCAACAGCGGCTCGGCCTGAATCGTCACGAAATTAAATTTCGAATAGAACCGCTCAAGCTGTTCAGCAGTCATGCCGTCATCAAACGGCTGAACGTGAATCAGCAGGATCATCCATGCGAAATCAGCCTCGGCCGTGATTTGGTGCATCAGCGCAGTCGCCTCGCCCGCGCGCCGCGACTCGCTGGCAACGCCCAAGACCTCGCGCACCTGTTCGTGGAATTCGTCAGGCAGACCGGGCGGAATGGCGATGCGGCAGGATGCCGATTTGTAGGTGCGCGGGCCGGCGTTCATCCCATCCACCCGGCGCCCGCGTAGATGCGCTCGACCTTCACTTTCGGTTTGCTCACGCGCCGCGCCGCCTCGCACGCATAGCGCAATGCGTCAATGACGTGGTTTTTCTTGTCGTCAAGTTGCGACGTTATCTGATTCGTCAGCGCGTCAGTCTTGAAGCTGTAACTGGTCAGTTCGTCAATCGTATGCACGCAACGCGGGTGCACGATGATGTCGAATGACTTGAGGAATTCAATCCCCTCCTCTAATGACTTCGGCCCCTTGATCGCCGCGTTGATCTTCGGGAATCCATGATTACGCATGTGGCTGATGGTTTCCGGTCGCGCGCTGTCCGCAGTAATGAACCATTTGCGCGACTCAGGAACGCGGTCGAACAGGTCGGGCAAGTTCACAATCTCGCAGCCGACCATGTAGGCTTCATAATCGACGTAGAGCCGATTACCCTCGATGTCGCAGCGGATCAGGACTGACGGATCGACTGAGAACCCCCAGTCTGCCCCGAGCCTGTGAAGCGTTCCGGCCGGCCGCTCGAACTCCTCAATCTTCCAATTCTTGAATACGCGCGCCTCGCTGTTGCGCTGGTAGTCGCCCATCCAAATGTGCGCGAACTTGTCGGGATCGCGCTTCTGGTCGTATTCAATCTCGGCCTTGATTACATCAGGCAACCACGGATTGTCCCGATAGTTGGCACGCACAACGACGCTACCAGGCGGCGGGCTGTCGCCACGCAAAAGCGCATCAACCGGATCGCTCGGCAAATTCGGATTCCAGCCGAACCACAACTCGCTGCCGTCCTTGCGAATCGTCGGGCGCAACAGGTCAAGGCTGCGCTGGCTCAACGATTGCGCCTCTTCGACCAGCGCGACGTCATAATCCTCAAGCGACTTGATCGACTCTGCGGTATGGTTCTGCATCCCCTGAAATATGATGCGCCCGCCTAGATCGCTTTCGATGTGAGATTGCAGCACGTTAAATCTCGATCCAAGTGCAAAGGATTCGATCTTCATTTCGATCAACTTCTTGACCGATTGCGCGAGTGATTTTTGAATCTCCCGAACACACACAATGTCCGTCTTTTGCATGATCGAGCGCTCGACCGCAAGACCCGCAAAAAAATGAGACTTTGCCGAGGCACGCCCCCCGTATGCGCCCTTGTAGCGCGCCGGCTCCAGCAGCGGCTTGAATACGCGCGCCGTGGGGATTTGCAACGTGGTCATGGTTTCGCATCGACAATCACGCGCTCTATGCGGTCGGTTTTGAACGGCTCGCCGTCCTTGTTTCCGAGGTCAACGGTTTGCGCCGCCTTGCCGTCCAATCGGTCTGCAAACTCTTTGAAGAATCCCAAGTCAACGTCGCCGCTCATCTTTGCAATGAACTGGTCTGCAAGAGCGTCAAGCGCCTTTGCGCGAGGCCCGCGAACGAATGGCTGGTCAGGGTCTATTGTCGGATCGCCCATGCGCTCCAGTGCGCGCTCGATGGCCGCAGACCACTGTTTAGCCTTGGCCGCGTTCTGATTTCCGGCAGGAGCCGCCACGGTTATTGACTCAACCGATTATGTTGATTTTTCGTCATGTGAAAAAGAAACCCCCGAGCGCCTTATGAGCGCCGGGGGCCGAGGTTGCAACGGTCAGGGAGGAGGTCTCCCGTTGCTACTCCCGCGGCAAGGAGGCGCGGGATGTTCTGTTGGCAGCCAACCGTCAGCGATTTACCGTTCTGGCGGTTTTGAGCGTGGCGGTTTTCAAGGACGGAAGGCATGCGCTACATTAGCGCGATGCGTTATGCCTTGGATGTCGTTTCAGTTATGGATTTAATTACTTTGGTCACAACATATTCCGCATGAATCATCAGCAGCATCTGCCCCTCGTAATGCTTCGGCTCGGTGCCTTTTTTCCATTGCGTGACCTGGTTGTATTGCCGGTGCATCATGCAGGCGATTTTGTAGTGAGTGATTCCCGCCGCTTCGATTGCGGCAATGATGGCCGGCCAGTCCTCGCGTTTGGGGTCGGTCAAGACCACCATCCGGGCCAGGTTGCGACAAGCGCGGCCAGCAGGATCGCCAGCAGTTCGGCCGCGCTCATGCGCTCACCACCGGTTGCCGCCCTAGCCATTCCTGCGCCGCCCGATCCTGCTGCGTTTGAGCGGTTTCACGGGGAACCTCGTCGAGCCAGCGCGCTTTATTCAGCCAGGTAGCTGGATGAGGAATGAACTGCTTGTCGTTCCAGGATTTCGACTGCTTTTGCAACTCCAACGCCGCCATGATGGTTGCTCGAAGCGCTGCATCAGGATTTAGTTTTTGCCATGCTTTTTCAGCGTCTTGCGGCCCAACTTTCCTTGGATATGCTGCGTAAAAATCCGCGAACCCTTCGGCCTTGGGCTGCGAGCGTTTTTTGCGAGCGGGGGTAATATCGTCTCCGTCTCCGCATACGTCTTCGACTACGACTACGTCTAAGTGTGCATTTGATAGCGGATGCGTAGCAGATGATTCTCCATTGATAGGCATTTGCGGGAACTTGCTTTGCTGCGCCCTCACTTGCTGCCGAAAATCGCAAAGTTCCAGATACTCTTTGCCCGACACGGCGTACGTCCTTACAAGCCCCGCGTCCACGCATTCGGTGAGCCACTTGACTATGTCCGGGTTTCCAACCTTGTCGTGCTGCAGCGGGTAGGCCGCTGACCTTAAGAGTTCCGGTTTTGCGAAATATCGGCCGAAGTCATCCACGACCGACATAAGCCGGCGGTAAAAAACCTCGGCTGGCCAGGGGAGCTTTGCAACGCGCTCGCTGGACAAAATGCCCTCGCGCAGAATCCTGTTCGGCATTTCAGGAATTTCCCCCTTGCAACCCGGCAAAAGGAGCGCGCAGCAAAGCGGGCCGGAAGACCGCTCTTTCGGGGGCTACCCTAGCTGCGCGCGTGAACACTATGCTAATTCCTCATCTGGCATTTCTTCTACATCCTCGCCGGGCTCGCGAACGCGAGCCGGAATTTCAATTTTCGGCGGAAGCTTTGGCGGATCAACAGGAGTCCCGTTTTCAAGATACCAGCGGTCCCGATAACTCAATCGAATCGCATCGGTCGATTTGACTGGCCAGCCCTTTAGAATTCCCCAATGTTTCGAGCAATACCACGGGCCGCCGCCAATCGTGGACTCGCTCAACGATCCAGGCTGTCCGCAGATATGCCCGTGATCGTTGAACGGACAGTTGAGATTTACGGTCGGACGATCGCTGCGAATGTCAGCAAAAACAACCCCGCACGAATCACATTCTTTCGCGCCATGCAGATTAACGAATTTGCACTTCGGACACTTCATTGCATCGCCTTTCGGATGCCCGCCCAATCTTCGCGGATCGCGTTTTGAAAAGCCTGCTCCCAATCGGCATACGCCTTGCCGTTCGCCTTGGCATAGCCGACGAAGTGGATCAGGTGCGCTTTGACTTGGGTCTCGCCCCGCTTCTCAAGCCAACCCCGCATAGCAGGGGAAAATTCAGAGCCGAAGCCCTCGGGGATTTGCGTCTTTTTTTGCTTACTGCCGTTGACACGAACAGGAGCCGCGCCAGCGGCGGGGGTGTCTTTGTTTTTTGTAGTTGCAGTTGCAGATGCTTCTGCAGTTACATGTGCTACATCCGCTACACTTGCTACTTCCGGCGACAAATTGCTACATTCAACTACATCTTTATTTTTCTTGGCATTTCTCTGATCTGAAATGCGGATTCTGTCGGCCTCGTTCTTTTGCGCGCGGTTTACCATATCGCGGTATTTGGCATAGTTCACGATCAACCAACCCCACGGACGTCGGTCGTCCATCAAAATAATCCTGCGCCCCTCCTCGCCCGGAGTGCGGGTGTACGGGTCGGGCTCGGACAGGATGCCGATGCCTTTGGTTATGATTTCCAGCGGTATCGACGTGCGCGCGGCCATCGCCTGCGGGGTCATGTCCAGAACGCCGTCCTGGTTGCACAGAACCAGCATCTGCTGCAGCGTGACGATGGCCTCCCAATGGCCGTATAGCGTGCCTTCATACATCGAATCGAAAATCTTGCCGTAAATAGCTATCTCCCCGTGAAATTCTGCAAATACGCGATCGCTGCGCGCAGAATTTCTGTGTCGTCATTTGCGTGTCCAATGACGAAATTGCACTTACAGCAAAGGAGGCCGCGAACCGTTTTTGTTGCATGGTCGTGGTCAACGAAAAAATGCTTACCTGGTCCGTTTGGCTTATCGGTTCGGCAGATGGCGCACGCGCCACCCTGCTTTTCAAGCATCAGGTTGAATTGTTCGACGGTGATTCCGTAAGTTCCTTTGAAATGCGCGCGTCTACGATTTGCGGTCAATCGGTTACGATCAGATTTTTGATACCTCGCAACGGATGCACGATAGCTTTCAGGGTTTGCCTTTCTCCACTCTCGGCATCTGCGTGCCATGCAGGGCTTACACATGGTCGGATGCTTGCCCGCGTGTTCGCCGCGGCAATCAGTGCAAATCTTCACGCTATGCCGCTCCCAAGTATTTCGTTATGACTTCAATCGCCGCGGGAGCCCCGTAGCACACGCACACCTTCAAACCCTGCGCGCGCAGCAGTTCGTGACACTCGGCCTGCACATCGTTCTCGCGTCCGTCCAGCGCCTTCAGTTCAATCCGTAGGCCATGAAATCCACCGCGGGCGACGTCGAGGCCGTAGTCGGGATAACCCGCCCTGCTCCCCTCGGCTTTCATCTTGGCGCCCACCGCCGGATGCCGGTGTCCGCCGTTCGGTATGGCGTGGAATAGGCGCGGGTCGAGTCCCATCATCGGGAAATTGAAATCCACCCACAGGGTCAGGGAGACGGCTTCTTGATGCTCGCTCGGGGGCTTGGGCTTGTGCGGACCTTTGGGGCGGCCGATTTTTTTCTTGCCCGAGCTGCCGAGGTCAACCGTGCGCGGGCTGTGCGCGGCGCGGTTCTTGGCGCTCAATGATTCGACCTCGGCGGCGCTCATCAGGCGAGTCATACCATCCCCAACCGCTTGCGCGCGATCTCATAGAAAGCATTGGCCTTGTCCTCGGTCACAATCCGCCGCGCGGTTGCAATGCTCATGGGCGGCATGTAGCCTGTGAATGGATGGATGGCAATAAGGTCACGCGCCGCATGCGATGCAACACCCGCAGGGAGGTCGGGCTTCCCATCACGTAAGTAATGCGGCGCGTGTTTGATTCGTAAAGGGTGCCGGCCATTGATCGGTTCAAGTGATTCGAGCGTGCCGGCGTCCAGCAATTCCTTGCAGCGCCCGCAGATTGCATTGATCGGCATGCCAGTGAGCGCGACAAGCTCCTGCCGTGTGTGCTGCGCGCCTGGTTTGAATGCGGACAGCACGCGCGCTTGCCCTGCGGTTATGTCAACGCGGGCGAAGGCGTCGCGGCTGGTGGCGTCGTAGCCGCTCAAAGCGGATCCATCCCCAGCGATTGCCGCACCCGGCCGCCCAGCTCATACAGATCGCTCACCATCGCCCGCAGCCGGTCAAACTCGGCATTGGCGTCATCCTCGCCAGTCCAATCGGTATGCTCGGCGTCGCGCGTCGATGACAAAGCGATCTCGCCAGCGATGCCGTCGAGTTCGGCGGCGGCGTTCTCAATCAGATCGAGGTCGGCAACGGTCACGCGAGCGCCCCAAACAAATCCGGCTGCTTTTCGCTGACCGTGGCTTCATAGCCATGCAGCCGTGAACCGTCGGCGTATTCGTTCGCCTGCGCGAGCGTGTCGAAGTCGTCGTCCTGATAATCGGACTCGCCCTTCGTCCATGTGCGCACGGTGAATTTCACGCCAGCGCCTCTATCGCCGCAATGGCCGCGTCAATCTGATCACGCTTGGCGCGCAGCTCGGCCAGCACGTCCGAATACTGCCCGCGCGTTTTATTCGTCACGACGGCGGCAACCTTCGGCGGTCTGCCACGGCGTTTCGGTGCTGCATCGCCCTTGCGTTTGTAAACTCCGGTCGGCATGGGTGGTTCCTCCTGTATATCGTCTGCATGGCTCATCGGGGAAATGACCCGCGTGCCGTTTACTCTCGGCGGCGGCATCGAATTTAGGATCGCGTCGAAGGCGCTGACGTGTTCGTTGGCGGCGCTCATTTATTTAGCCTATGCGTACGCCAACGCACAGACTGCGCGTGCAAATCGGCAGAATATGCGGACAGTCGCGGGATGTTCGGCGGCGGAATCGTGGCGCATTATTTACGCCCCTTCCCCGCCGGCGCGGACTGCTCCACCAGCGCCTGTAATACCGGAGTCATTTCCCCTTACCTCCCGCCAAATCCCCCAAGTTCCCGCTGAATCCCACGCCTCGGTATTTGTTCGCTGCTAACGTGAGCACATGAACTCGACCCAACAGCGATTCCTCCGCGATCAGGCGCAGCATTTCCGCAATGTCTTTTTCTTCAACGTCAGCGAGGACGGCGAGAACCTTGTGCGCCTCGGGCGACAAGCGACAATGGACGGATTTAAGCGGCTCGCTCATGCAGCTTTTTTGCGCGACGAGAGAAACTCGGATGCCGACATGGCTTTTAGTTTCCCCTTTGTGATCTCTTCGATTTGCTGTTGACGCGTAAAGGGAACGATGTCGCCCCAGTCGTATATCGACGCCAGTTGTATGCCCAGCGCTTCCGCGATTTGTGGCTTGCCGCCGAAATGTTTAATTGCGTCTTTTGTCTTCATGCGCCGATTCTATAGGGATACCTAAACACAATGCAAGCGATTTTTTCCGGCATACCTAAGCCTGCCAACCCTACTATCTGGCTCATGAGCATCGGGAAGCGCATCCGGTCGCTGCGGCTCACCAAAGGAATGAAGCAGGGGGAGCTTGCGGGGAGGATCGGAATCAAGCAGGCCAGCCTGTCCGAAATCGAGCACGGGCACACCGCCCAGCCCGCCGGGGATACCCTGCTGAAGCTGGCCGTGGCGCTGGACACCAATCCCCACTGGATACAAACGGGTCGCGGTAGTCCCGTATTGCCCACAGAAACGACGCCGGACGAGTCCGAGGCCATAGCCCTGTTCCGCGCCCTGCCGGATCAGCTACGGGCCGCATGGTTGGCCGCTGGCCGGTCCTTGCTGGCACATTCGCCGGCCAAAGCCAGCAAGACCAAGCCCTTCCCCGCCACGGTCAAATAAACCCGCTTTTCCTGCTTTGCCCCGACTGTTACAAATTATTTTAGGTAACCCTATCGAAAGTTGTTGACACGCATTTAGGTATTCCTATAGGCTTCGTTATCGCACCACACACCACGGGAGAAACGAAATGGCACAGATCGCAAGTTTCAAACTGAATAGCAAGCAGGAAGCCCGCACGATTTCCGCAATTGCTAAACGCGCTGTTGAGATGGCGGCGAGTGCAGGATGGCGTTACGAGTTCATGGACGCCGACATGGACATCACCGCGTGCCACGTCAACGGCAACCCGCTCAAGCTGGACGAACTGTTGGCGGCTGACGAATTCAATTTTTCGCATGACGTGTTCGGCATCCGTCGCCACATTGACCGGCGCACCGGCAAGCTTGGCGATTGTTTCTCTCCGCGCTTTTCCGAGTAGCGCATATGGCCCAGCCGCAAATCCAGAAGCCCGAACCGCTCGCGCAGAAGCCCGAGCCGCTCATCGCCTACAAGGGTTTCAATCCCGATTGGACGTGCCGCGATTTCAAATACACGGTCGGAGAAACCTATACCGAAGATGCCGCCGACCTGTGCAAGCGCGGATTCCACGCCTGCGAATACCCGCTGGACATTTTCAATTACTACGAGCCAACCGGACAGATGGCGCTCGTTGAATTGACGGACGTCAGCGACAAAAAAGACGACGACAGCAAGCGCGTCGGCAAGTCGATCACCATCAAAGCATCGCTGACGATTCCGCTGCTCGTTGCGGCCGCAATCGAATTCACGACGCGATTCTGCGAACCAGCGAAGGCGCAACACGCAACCGGCTACAGCTCGGCGAGCAGCGCAACCGGCGACAGCTCGGCGAGCAGCGCAACCGGCTACAGCTCGGCGAGCAGCGCAACCGGCTACAGATCGGCGAGCAGCGCAACCGGCAACAGATCGGCGAGCAGCGCAACCGGCGACAGCTCGGCGAGCAGCGCAACCGGCGACAGCTCGGCGAGCAGCGCAACCGGCAACAGATCGGCGAGCAGCGCAACCGGCGACAGCTCGGCGAGCAGCGCAACCGGCGACAGCTCGGCGAGCAGCGCAACCGGCTACAGCTCGGCGAGCAGCGCAACCGGCGACAGATCGGCGAGCAGCGCAACCGGCTACAGATCGGCGAGCAGCGTTAAAGGCAAAAACGCCGTCGCCATGAATATCGGAATTCATGGTAAGGCGATGGCAGGTAAAGACGGCGCAATCGTTCTGTGCAATCACGATGACGATTACAACATTCGCCACATTCGCGCCTCGAAGGTTGGCGAAAACGGAATCAAGCCGAATGTGTTTTATGTGCTAAACGATGCCGGCGAATTCGTGGAGGCGGCGTGATGAACGCCATCCAGAACACCGAAGCCTACCGCCGCGACCAGCAGGAAACCGACCTGCGCGAGATTAAACGGATGCTGTCGGTTCACAAGTGGGACGGACTGCTCAAGCTGGTGGCCGAGGCTTGCGAGGATAAATCGGAGCTTGAATTTGATGACATGGAAATCTGCGCCCAACGGATTGACGAGTGCGTTGATTCGCTCAGGGACGAGCTGGACGGCGACCCTGTTACCGAACAGGAAATCGCATCCGAGAACCGATACAACGACCCACGGAGGGCTGCGTGATGGCTGACAAACCTATTGCTGTGGGCGACTTGGTGATTTGTATCGGTGCAAAAAATATTATTTGCTTCCCGTTTATCGGAAGTATCAGAACTGTTCGGGAACAGTCTAAATATTACGCCGACCATTGGAGCTTATCGCCCCCGACAATAACGCCGGATGGAATAGAAATTGATTGGCTAACTTGTCGCCTCAAGCGCATCGACCCTCCCGCGCTCCCCGAATCCGTCCAGACCGAAGAAAAGGTGAGCGCGTGATCCTCGCCGCTCTGCACTCCCACCCATACGTATCCCTGCTGATTGCTTTTCTTCTAGTGGTCGCAGCAGTCCTACTCAACGAAATCATCAAAGGAGGTCAACGTGAAAGTGATACCTATAAACGACAAAGTTTCTCAGGTCATGGCGATGGAAATGCAACGGTCAGGACAGGCAAAACTGGTGTGGCAACCGAAACCAGGCGTCGTGGTGATGATTCCAAAGACCAGCGAGCGCGTAATGCGGGATTGGGAGCCTGACGAAGCGGCATGAACAACGGGGCTGCGGCAACGCCGGTAAGCGTTGGGTCGGCAGAATATGTCGTTAGTTACGAGCCGTGAGAATCGGCCAGCCCCACCAATTTTGATTATTTGACCGCGCCGTTTCAATAGGCCGATTACAGATACATACAGGAGAAACCTTGAAAACAGCATGGCATTTTGTCGGAAAGACTCTGCGCGATGGTCAGCCAATTCCGAAGGATGGCGAGTGGCTTGTGCATGATGGTGAAGTCAGAATTTGTGCGTCAGGACTTCACGCGAGCTTTGACCCGTTCGATGCGCTTGAGTATGCGCCAGCAGAAACGCTCTGTCTTGTCGAAGTCGATGACATCGTAGAGCAGCAAAGCGATAAATTGGTATGCCGTCGCCGCAAAATCATTGCGCGTATGGATGCAACAGAACTCTGCCGCTATTTCGCCCGTATGCAAGCCCTGTCGGTCGTGCATCTGTGGGACGCGCCTGATGTTGTGCTTGATTATCTGATGACCGGCGACGAGTCTATAAGGGACGCCGCAAGGGACGCCGCAAGGGCCGCCGCATGGGAAGCCGCAAGGGACGCCGCAAGGGACGCCGCATGGGCCGCCGTAAGGGCCGCCGCAAGGGACGCCGCAAGGGCCGCCGCAAGGGCCGCCGCATGGGAAGCCGCAAGGGACGCCGCAAGGGACGCCGCAAGAAAAGACTTTAACGCTCTAGTTCGCGATTGCTTCGAGGATTTTCTGTAAAAGCCCCAACGGATAGCCGCCCTCAAATCACTGTGACGCACAAATAACCATGAACCCTCTGACGCCCTCCGAAATAGACGCGCTCGCCACGTTCCTGCTGTCGTGGGCTGTGCTCGGCCCGTTCGTGGGCGCCGGACTGGTGGCGGCGTGGTACGAATGGAGGTATCGCAAGAGCCTGACGTTTCACCGGCAGATGGAAAACAACCTTTTTCGGGAGTGAGCATGGACGACGATCAGCAACAAGCGCAGGACTTGCAGGAGCAGGAGGAGCGGTTATTCAAGGCGCTGGAGAACATCAGCAATTGCGCGTTCAGCGGCGGTTATAACGTCGAGTCTGACGTTTATCTGATCGCCTCCGCGCTCGGCATCCAGAAGTATTTCAAACAACCTCAACGGAGGGCAGCATGATTTTCAAAGACACGGGCGGCGGGGATTTCGAGCAACCGGAAGCGGGGAGCTATGCCGCTATCTGCTATCGCATCATCGACCTCGGCACTCAGCACGGAGAATACCAGGGGGTGCCGAACGAAAAGCATCAATGCTTAATCTCGTTTGAACTGGACGAGAAAATGGCAGACGGTAAACCGTTCGCGGCATCCAAGTTTTACACGGTCAGCCTTTCAGAGAAAGCCAATCTTCGCAAAGACCTTGAAGGCTGGCGCGGGCGGGCGTTCAGCGATGAAGAGCTGCAAGGCTTCGACCCCAAGAACGTGTTGGGCAAGCCCTGCATGCTGTCCTTGATTCGCACGGACAAGGGCAAGACGAAGATCGCCAGCATCAGCAAATTGCCGAAAGGCATGGCCGCACCTACCCCGGTAAACCCGCAAGTGTATTTCACCATGCAAGCGAAATCGCTCGATCCCGTGTTCGAGTCGTTCAGCGACGGCATCAAGAAGATCATCATGCAATCGCCGGAATATCAGGCGCTGGTCAATCGCAAGCCGGCGCCGGCTGGTGGCGGGACGTTCGATGACATGCAGCGCGATGAACTCGAAACCGAGATCCCATTTTAGGGCGATGCCATGACTACAATCACACTAGACATCGAAACCATCGGCACGTCCGACGAATCAGTGATTGCCGACATTGCCGCAGGCATCACGCCACCGGGCAACATCACCAAAGCCGAAACGATAGCTGCTTGGAATCTCGACAAGAAACCCGCCGCAGTCGAGGAGGCTGTTGCGAAAACCTCATTCGATGGCGCGGTCGGGCAGATCGTGTGCGTCGGGATGGCAATCAACGACGAGCCGGCAATCGCCAATTGCCTGACCGATGAACGGGTATTGCTGGCCGGTGTGTTCATGGCTATCCAAACCGCCGCAACCCTGCACTACAAGTCCGGCACGGCAAAAGATACGCCGATCGTATTCGTCGGCCATAACGTGTCCGGCTTCGATCTGCGGTTCCTGTGGCAGCGGGCGGTGGTCCTTGGTCTCAAGCCGCCCGCCTGTTTGCTCAAGGCCATGAAAGCGAAGCCGTGGGATGGCGTCATTGCCGACACGATGATTATGTGGTCGCCGGAACGTGAGCGCCGCATATCGCTGGACAGGCTCTGCAAGGCTCTGGGCGTTCCCACAAGCAAGGGTGATATGGACGGCTCGAAAGTGTGGGCGGCGTTCAAGGCCGGCGAACTGGACAAGATAGCGACCTACTGCGCGGCTGATGTGGAAGCTACCCGCGCCTGCTATCGGCGTATGACGTTTTCTGAGCCAGATTTGTTGAGCGTGGCCGCGTAATGCCGGCCGCCAATCCTCGCGCATGGTCAGCCCAATGGCGCTCCCGCAACCGCCCCAAGCTGAGAGCTAAGCGCATGGCTTATCACAGGCAGGTAATGCAGCGTAAGCGCGAGGAACGGCTGCGTGAGATTGAATGGATGAACCGGAAATGACCCACCTCGACCGCCTCCACACCCTCCCCTGCGTTGTGCATACCTACGTTATAGGCTCGCCGCAGACCTCGCCCACTGTCGTCCATCATCTGGAATCTGTGCGCGATGAAAACACAGACTTTGCCGGGGTCTCAATCTGTGATGACTGCCACAAGGATTTGCATCGGCTGTCGCGGCGTGGTTTTGAAATGCGCTACAAGCTGACGCCGATTGATTTGCTGGCGTTGACGATTAAGGCGCTTGAGTCGTGACGCCCCGCACGTTCCTGATCGACCGCCCCGAGCGCCTGCAACACTTGGCCGCGTTCCTGTCGAAGCAGGAGTTGCCGCTCGATGTGACGGTAGCGCCGTATATCCCCAAGCGCACGAGCAAGGCGAACGCAAGGCTATGGAAGCTGCACACGTTGGCCGCTGGCATCACTGGATATTCTCCCGAGGATATGCACGAGTTCGCGCTATGCCGACACTTCGGATTCACGGAGCAGCGGATAGGCAACATTGAAAGACGCGTACCGCTCAAGCGTTCAAGCCAGCGCAACAAAAAAGAGTTTCACGAATTCATGGACTCAACAGAGTCCTGGTATGCGACCGACTTCGGCGTGTGGCTAGGACAAGAGGACGAGCAAACATGAGCCACCCGACGCCGAGAACGGATGCACTGGCAAAAAAGTTTGGTGAAACATGGAATCAGTTTGCGTATCGAAGCGATGAGGACTTTGCCAAGCAATGCCGAAATACGGATGAGGCGGTATTGCTCGCCCGCCAACTCGAACGAGAGAACGCGGCGATGAGGGAGGCGCTTTCATCCGTCGTTTGCGAGATTGAGTGGTTTGTATCTCGCAAGAAAGACCTGAGCGCAAAGTTGGATGACGAAGATAAAATTTGGGCTGACATTCTAGACAGCGATCTTGATATTGCCCGCGCCGCACTCAAGGAGAAGCCATGACCTTCACTAAAAAACTGCGTGAGTTGCTGAAGGGGGCGACGAAGGGGCCGTGGGGTGCTGGCTACGCTCATTGGGGAAAGTATCAATTATATGGTTGTTACGGAAATGGCGGATTCAACATTGCTGAAATGACCGCCTACGTTCAGCCGGAGTTTAAAGAGGCCGACAGAAAGAACATAGAGTTTATCGCTTTCCTCGCCAACCACGCCTCGGAGATCGCAGCGCTGGTGGAGGCGGCAGAACAGTTGCTTAAAGAGGTCAATTACACACCGGGATTAGCTGACAACGATATACGTAAGGGTTCCGGCAACAAAATTGCAGATGCCTTGGCCGCGCTCGAAGAAAGGAAGGGATGATGAACAAAACAATGGAAATGAATTTTAGCCAGTTTTGCAGCATGTTCGGAAAAACTGAAATTGAGTGTGGAGTTGCCGAGGTCGTAAACAAGTCGATGTGGGACGGATGCAAACTTGCGGATGTGCATTTCGACAAGGGCGACTTCAAAGAGCCAGCCTTGTTCGATTATCTGCAACGATACGACTGGCTAACCGAAAGCCACGGAAAGTATCGCCTTGACGCGGCAGCGGTCAAACGTGTCCATCAACGCTATCCTAATCTGTGAGCCAAGCCATGACCACACAGAAAGAAGCGGCGCTGACGGATGAGATGGTGGATCGGTTGAACGCAGCAGCACTACCTGACCCACAGGACGAACGCGAGGTAATGCACGCTCCACTGTTGCGTGAAGCCGCCGCCGCAATCGTCGCGCTTGAGGAGCGGGTGCAACAGCGTGATGGGCAGATTGCGCGATTGCTTGAACAGCAAACTCGACTGATCGACGGTAGGCAAGCCGCCGAGCGCCAACTGGCCGAAGCGCGGGCGGAGATTGAGCGGTTGAATAAGGCTTGCGACGTATATGCAGGTGTAGCAAAGATTGAAACAGAAAAGCGTCGAGCAATAGAACATTTTATTGATAACAATATGACGTTCTACGATGTTGACGCGGATTGGCCGGTAGAAGGTCACAACATTCCTGCGCTTGCTCAAGTAAGTAATCGAATTTGGTATCACGCGACTGACGATATTACCTCTTATCCATTTAGCAAATTAATCGACGCCACACGGGAGCAGAAATGATAAGCGATGAACGGATTAAAGAGTTGTGCGGTTTAGCGGTTCACAATGGACACGCCTGCATTTGCTCGGTTATCAAGCAAGCCCTGCGCGAGCAGGAAACGAACGCAGCCCACTGTTGCCCTAAATGCAAAGGGTCGGGCGAGGTCGAGGGTAATATCCCTCATCCATTTAGCGGCGATCCACAAGACGACGAATGGGGAACGGTTCAATGTTCTGACTGTAAAGGAACTGGCGAGGCTGTCGGTGCTGCGCCCACGCAGAGGGTCGTGCCGGTTGAGCCGGATGACGCACTGTTAGCTGAGGTTGCCGTTATCGCTGGTGTATGGCCTGCAAGCGACAAGGAAAACGTGCCTTACGCAATACGGCAGGCAATTCGCAAATATCACAAAGCCATGCTCGCCGCCGCCCCTGCCACTGTGCCGGTTGAGCCGGTGGCGTGGATTCATTGTTCTCCTGAATTGTTAGCATCAGGGATAGATTGCGGAACGACTCCACGCAGACCGTGCGAGTGTGCAATAAAGGGTTCTCACGACCATCTAATAAGAATCGCCCACCCCGCCGACACCTTCCGTCGAGCGATTGAGCGCGGAAGTTTCAGCGCAGATTAAATCCATGCTCACCACCAAGGAGCAATCGTGATACTGAACCAGCTACTCCTCCTCAATACCGTCCGGGCGCAGTTCCCGCTAGACTACCTCGGCATTCACGGAGCGCCGCACTGGTCCCGCGTTATGGACAATGGCCTAATTCTCGCCCAGCGTAACGGGGCGGATGTGGACGTGATACGCCTGTTCGCCTTCCTGCATGACTCCTGCCGGGAGGACGAGAACGCGGACCCGCTCCACGGGATGCGCGCCGCTGCGTTCACAAGTTCCATCCGCAATCGCGGCATCTTCCAGCTATCGGAGGACCGCTTCGAGCGGCTCCACTTCGCTATCGGTGCGCACTGCGACGGGTTGACCGAGGCCGATATCACCGTCCAAACGTGCTGGGACGCGGACCGTTTAGACCTTGGGAGGGTAGGGGTGCGACCGGACCCGCGCCGCCTCTGCACCGCCAACGCGAAGAACCCCGATGTAATCAAGGAAGCCTACTGGAGGAGCATGAGATGACCGCACAGGACATACTGGACGCGCTGCATGACCTGAATGATTCCCGGAAAGCCGTAGCTGAGGAATACAAGGTGCGCAGCGGGGACACCCTCACGATACAGCACATGCCCAGCTGGGCGCGGAGCGTAAAGGCCGAGAAGAAAGTTCACCAGCTTCTCCTCTTCATGCCCCGTCACGCCATCGAGCTGGAGTTGCCAGCCTCCTCCCACGCGGAGAAAGCCGCCGCCCTCAGCCACGAACTCGCGGAGATACGGGACGACAAGAACACGCCACCCTCCGTTAGCAAGGTGTGCGGAGAGGCAGTGAATGAGATTAGCGTCCTCGCACACCAGGTCTACTACAAAATCAGCAAGGCAGGTAAGCGCACCGCCTGATTGGAAAGGGTGCGCATTTCACGAAAGGAAGTATATCATGAAGAAAGTGATGTTGGGCGCGTTGGCAATCGGCTTCTCGGCCACCTTCGATGACGGACGGGTCGTGCGCCTGAACCCGGGCGAAGAGGTGGAAGTGGACGAGGACGTTGCGGGGGCGCTGGTCGCCGTCGAAGACACCACCCCGGGCAAGGAAGACGCCTTCCCGAAGGCCCCGGGCGGCGGCGGCAAGCAGGAAGACTAACAACGCGCCGGCAAAAGAAAAGGCCCCCCTACATCAGGGGGCCTTTCCACATCCAGCCTCCGGGGAGCCCAGAGGCCGGCAACTCAGCCGTTTTCTTCTTTGTGTTGAGGTTTGCGGTCCATCCGGTCACTCTCCTTTCCGTAGTTACCCGCCGAAACCGGACGGGCGCGGCCCTAAAATCCCACACTCCGGCCAATTCTCCCACACGTAGGCGTGCGCTACGCCCCGTGTCTATCCTACCCTACAACCTCGCCCGCCCGAACACCGGCAAACACCTGTTTAACGCGAACGCTGAATTTCACATTCCCGCCAGAATCGTCGAGGTGCCCCGCGCTCTCCACAATCAGGCACACTTCCGCCCCGGGGACCTTATCCATAGCCGCGAACAGGACGCCCCGAATACACTCCGGGACCCGAGGGAGGGTGCGTATATGGGCCTTTACGTCTTCCCGCCGTCCCGCCGCTACGATGTTCCAAGTCATAGCGCCCACGCTCCCCGCGAGTCTACGGGACGCGCCGGGGTGCCGGCGAGGTAGAGGGGCATGTGGTGGCAGTGTAACGGCTCATGGTCATTCGGGTCCGGGGGCGTATAAATCAGCGTATCCTGCACCGGCTTTATCCACTCCGGTATGAGGTGCGGGACGAGCGGCACAGGGTCATCCCCATTCCGGTAACACCGAATCGGCACGCCCGAGCACGCCAGCATCTCGCTCAGCGCATAAAACCCGGGCCGTGGGCACCCGAAGGTAATCACCGCGAGGGGATTGTATTCGTTCTTTATCATCAACCCCGCCAGTATCAACGCCTCCGCCGCCCCGAGGCTATGCCCTGTGACTACGGTTTTGCCGGTGTATTGCTTTATGAGGTCGAGCACCTCCATGTAGGCGTCCGGCAATCCCCGGTAGAATCCGGCGTGAACGGTGCCCAGAGACTTCGTGTAGAGAGGGATGGCGAAAAAATCCCGAAGCCAATCCCCCGGCGTCGTGGACCCCCGGAACGCAAGCACCAGCACGTCCCCGAGGATACGGGCATACAAATACACCCCGAACTCGGACCACTGATGGTCCCACTTCGCGCTTACGTCATACGTGTCCACGCAAACCTGCGCAGCGTCCTTGTCGGTTATCATCTCCAGCCTCCCTATCCGGCGTGCCCGGGCGGGATGCCCGAGCTGCCCACGAACCCGTGCCACGTGCACCCGGGTGGCGATAAAAGAATGGACGGGGATAGGACTAAATCATCCAGCCCCGTCCCGCTCACTACGGTCCAGCGGGAGGGGACCCCTGCGGAACTGATACTGCCGCAGCCCTCCGGTATCTCCCGCCCCGCGAAGCTCACGAGCACGCTATGCGTCCCCACTGCGCCGCCGTTCTTCTCGTAGCAGAGCGGGCACAGGAACATAATGTCGTGCGCCTCCGCGAGGCTCTCCGCCAGCCGCCGGTAGCGGTGAACGCCGTCCGGAGACATGACCCCGTTGACGAAGACCCCGGGTGTGTGCTGCTCGATGTAGTTGAAACCGAGCCGCGCCTCCAGCTGGCGGAGAGGGTAGTGCATGGCTATTGCGCCCGGATTACCGCAGCCGCCGCCCCTACGCTCGCATTAAGCGGCGCAAGGACCGGATTGCCTTTCAGTCCCGCAAGGGTCGCAATCCGGTTCACGAAGTCCACCACTGCGGCCGTTTTCTGCGCCGCGTAGCTGGCACAGTTCGCCTGAATGTCCACAGGGATGAGGTTGCTGCTCTGGCCACTCAGTTGGTCCTTCAGCTCAATGCCCTTCTCTTCGAGGGAGAAGATGCCCTTGGCCGGAGTGGTCTGTGCTACGCCCTTCGTGAGGGCGTTTACGTGCGCAACGAGGGTGTCGTAGCACAGTGCGCGGTCCGCCGCCAGCTTCGCCGTCGAGGGGTCCGACGCAGCCGCCGCAGACGCCTTCGCCAGCGCCGATGCAGCCATTAAGTCCGTCACGAGCACCCCCGGCTCCGGTGCGAGTTGCGCCGAGACCGGAGCCTCAGCCGGAGCCGCTGTGGCAGCCGGAACCGAGGCGGGCTTCGAGACGGGCGGGGAGGAAGCACAGGCAGTGAGTAAGGCGGTAATTGCGAGAATGACGCTGAGGTGTTTCATGGTGGTATCTCCTAGATTGAACTGCGGTTGAATGAAACTACTTTTGGTCGCCGGGGGAGCCTTTGTTGCCTTCGTCCGGAGCCTCCCGGGGCACAACGCTGACTTCCTTCACCTTAGCAAGGCTCACAATCCGGAAGAAGATTGAGGCCATGAATACTCCCGCGAGGGCGTGCGGGCGGAGGGGAGCGGGGATGAGGTCAACGGCCCAGTCGATGACCTTTTGCTGCTGGTCTACCGGAAGCTGGGCCCAGACTTCGATTGCCGCCGCGCACAGTCCCGGCCACCAGACCGAGGCCCACTTGTAGGCTTCGTTCCAGTTCGCCACTAGCCATCTCGCCCACCATGGGGCGTCCGGGGGAAGGTCGGTGCTGCGCGTGCCGTTTATTACGGGTTGGTCACCCATTGCTGTCTCCTGTCGTGTAGGTTGCGATGCCATTGGAATTAAAGTGTGCCGTGAGCACTCGGCGGCGGAGGGCGGGTGCGAAGGACGCGTGACACCAATCCCCCTCCTGTATCAGTTCGTCAAACGGGAGGCCGGAGGTGATGATCTTCTGGATGATGAGGAAAGGGGAGCCGAAG